AAATTTGAACTTCCCAAGACCTTTGTAAAAAATGCATTGAAGACTGGAATCGCAGATGAACTCACTGCACTCTCAAAATTCCGAGAAGCAAAGGAACTTTCAAAAACTGACGGAGGTGCACGAAAGTCGAAGATTACTGGAATCCCAAAACTTGACGATGCAAATAAGGCTGGGACGGCTCAGTCAAAAAAGTGTACACTCATTGTGACAGAGGGTGACTCAGCAAAGACTCTCGCTGTTGCCGGTCTCTCTGTAGTTGGAAGGGATCATTATGGAGTCTTTCCTCTCAGAGGAAAATGTAAGAATGTGCGTGATGCATCTGTTGCACAATTGACTTCTAACCAGGAATTCAACGATCTGAAGAAGATTCTCGGACTTCAACAAGGGAAGGAATACAAAGATGTGTCAGAACTTCGTTATGGACGACTGATGATCATGACTGACGCGGATAATGACGGATCCCACATCAAGGGTCTAATTCTGAATCAGCTGCACTACTTCTGGCCCAGTCTCCTCAAGTTGGGTTTTGTTGTATCAATGGTTACACCCATCATCAAAGCCAGTCGTGGTAATCAAGTCAAGTCATTCTACACTGAATCTACATTCAGATCCTGGTATGGAAGCGGACAACCCGGATGGGCTATAAAATATTACAAGGGTCTCGGTACTTCGACATCGAAAGAAGCTCGTGAATACTTTAAGAAAATTGAGGATCTCACAGTTAAATTTGATGTTGATACAATGACCGACGAGTCAATTGTTTTGGCATTCGACAAAAAGAAAGCAGATGCGCGTAAGTCATGGCTTCTTGAAAGTACTGCAAAAGACTCAAAGGAACTCGAAGTACCTTATGGCAACATCAAGCAACTTGGAATCAGTGACTTTGTACACAAGGACCTTGTGAACTTTAGTCTTGCTGATCTTAAAAGATCTATTGCTCACGTGGCTGACGGTCTCAAACCATCACAGAGAAAGGTGATGTACTCATGCTTTCAAAAGAATCTTCGAAATGAAATGAAAGTAGCACAATTGGCTGCTTACGTAGCTGAAAAATCAGCTTATCACCACGGTGAGGTATCCCTTGCAGAAACGATCGTGAAGCTTGCAAACGACTATACAGGTAGTAACAATATCAATTTATTGGAACCCTGTGGGCAATTTGGTACCAGGTTGATGGGAGGAAAGGATGCCAGTCAGACTCGTTATATTTTTACCCGACTGGCCAAAGATACTCGAAAACTGTTCGATCCGAAAGATGATGCAGTTCTCACATACCTGGACGATGATGGACGATCTATTGAACCAGATTTCTACATACCCACTCTCCCAACCGTATTGGTGAATGGGACAGAAGGTATTGGAACAGGGTTTTCTTGTTATGTGCCACCATTCAACCCAGAAGACATCAAACAAAACATTGTTAATCATATCAACAATAAACCATTCAAGCCCATGAAGCCATGGTTCAGGGGATTTAAGGGGCGTGTATTTGAAGATGAAGGAGGTGGATGGGTCACCGAGGGTATTTGGCAGGTTATCGGAACAACTGTCAAAGTTTCTGAACTACCACCAGGTAGGTGGACACAGGACTATAAGGAATACCTTGATACCCTTATTGAGAAGAAGATCATTGGAAGTTTTACAAACAACAGCACAACTGAGGATGTCGACTTTTTGATCCAAGGATATTCTGGTAAAGACATCATCAAGGATCTCAAACTTCAAAAGACTATTCGCAGTACAAATATGCATCTCTTCCATCCATCGAAGGGAATCTGTAAATACCAGTCCGCAGAAGAAATTTTAACAGACTTTATCGGACTTAGACTGGAATACTATAAGAAGAGAAAGGACCAACTCATTTGGGAAACACAACTGCGATCCAACGTATGCAACGAACGTGCACGATTTGTTAAAGAAGTTGTAGACGGTAAACTGATCGTATTCAAAAGGAAGAAACAGGAGCTTGAGAAGGAACTGAGTGAATCTTTCCGGGAACTTGATGGATCTTATGATTATCTCTTGCATATCAAGACGGTTGATTACACAGAGGAACGAGTAGAAGCCCTTCATAAAGAGGCTTTACAGGCCAGTGAAGAACTGGAAAAACTGAAAAGGACGGGTCATGTTGATATGTGGATAACCGACATTAAAAATATGTAGACATGTATTAAGATGCCCACTTCAAGTGGAGCCGCTGTGTCTCTACATGCCATTGGCAAACATGAGTCATACATACATAGTGAGAACCTAGATGAATCTATTTTTAATTACAACCCTAAGACACATTCTCATTTTACAAAGTTTCATAAAACTACAGTTGTCAATAAGTCGCCAACTTCTCCAACATGGCCATTCAACGAACGCATCAAAGTAACTTTCAATCCCCAAAATATGGGTGACCTACTCAGTAATATGTATGTCATGATAAAACTTCCAGGTCTAACTCAAGACAAAAATTATTCAGATCAAATTGGGCGTCATCTTATCAAGTCTGTCACTATGCGTGTAGACGAGATTGAAGTCGAGAAAATTTTCGATGACTGGATGATTATACACGACGAGTTATATTTGGAAGTATCGGAGAAGGTTTCTAACCGTTTCATCCTTAATCGAATGTTGGGATTTGACACATCATCCGCCCAACGTGCTTATGCATCCCTGGATTCGGAGGTTATCATTCCTCTACCATTTTTCTTTTCACGTAAGTATTCGAGTGATGAATACCCAACAAATGAACCAAATAGACCCTTCTTTCCACTATGTGCCATCCATAAACAGAAGATGGAATTTGAATTTGAGTTTCATCCACAAAACTTTTTTACAAACTCAGTTGATACAATCCAACTTGACAATTTCAAAATTATAACCGAAGAGTTTACCATTGACCCAGTTGAACGTCTTTATCTAAAAAATAAAGAGTACACCATGATTACAGATGTTGTTAAAAAACATCCTACCATAGAAACAGTCCCCGGTGTAGATAATATCCAAACAAACCTCGTACCAAATAACCGTGTTAAATCTATTCACTGGTTTTTGAGAAATAGTCGTTTTGAGGATACTTCAATCAGTGCGTTGCCTTCGGAATTTGATACATATGATATTTACGTAAGAGAAGTTGTATCTGGTGCAGACTATTTTACCCTGAAAAATTTATCCTTTTTTACAGCTCTCACAACGGGTGGTGTGACGACATTCTCTCGTGTTAACTTTTCAGAACCACCTAAATTGAAAAGAAACAGTACAACCGAGTCGGTAGGTGATCCATTTTCGACAGAGTACAATATTGTTCCATGGATCGGTTTAACTACAAGTGTCTTAGAGCCTATAATTAGGGTGAAAATACCAGCTAATTCGTTTATAGAGAAGTTTACATTCGAGTATTACACGACTGATTCTTCCAGAATAATCAGTGGTAAACGATACACAAATATTCCGGGATTTAATATCGTTAAAAACGAGGAACAGAATCCGGTATTGTTAGCCACAGACCCTATTTCCGACTTTGTATCTGACACAGAAGATACATTCACACAGTCTTATAGCATTACACTCGACACAAGCGTGTTTCGAGTACCCGATGCAAATTTCTCCGATTATCACTATCTTCAGAATAGATTTAACTTTTCAAAGAACCCTGATTTCGACGAAGAGTTTACCTTTTTCAACCCTGTAATGAAAAGTGCGAAATTCTTTATTCAAGGTGTTGATTTACCAAATATTTCAAGTACGACGGATGGGTACTACAAATATATGGTTCCATACCAAAAACGATTATCAAGACCTGTTAGAAATATATATACGTATTCTTTTTCGATTAATCCTATTAACGTAAACCCGTCGGGTAGTCTAGATTTTAGTGAAATTCAGTCAGAAAAAACAAAGATCGAACTTAGACTTGACCCGGGTCTAACTGACTCGTACACTCTTTACATATACTACACCGGGTATCAAACTTTCAAATTTGAAAAGGGTTTCATGTCACTCGTTTACTAAAGAGTGTGTCCTTGTGTTTCGAAATATATTCGATAATACGATTTTTAATACACCATTTGATGAAGTTCAATTGAGCAATCGTTGTCTGAATTTCATGAGATGTACCGGGAATAACGTAAGTAAACTTTTCTGAGCGTGCAAAAGGATCAAACAATTTTTTGCTATAACCATCCAGACTGCTCTTGTAAGCACAATGCACCGTGAAGAGTCGTCCATTGGTGGTCGTATAAGAAGTCTGATGCTTCTTGGCATAATTGGTAATAAACCACTCGATATTTCTTAGTGAAATGCCACTGGTTTTATCTAGTATACTCATTAGGGTTGTTTTATTCTTGTCATCGGAATAAAACTCATTTACGGAAGATAGCAGAATATGTGATTTACTCATCTCTTCTATAACATAGAATTGAAATCTATAAGCCCCTTACTTTCTGAACCAAATGACAGAACCGATGAGGAATCATCAATCATCTCAACAGTGTCTCGCTTCCTATATTGATCGTGATGATGTTTACAATACCCATCGTACTTACCAACCAGGTTGCATCGCGTACCATTCTTTTTCAAACCTCTACAAGTGTTGTCTTCTTCATTTGGTGCATCGCGTAGAAGAAGTTTGTATGGTACATGAGGGTAATTCATACTTATCACCCGTAAGTAATCGCTATATGAAGTGTGAAGTTTCTTGATCAATTCTTGGTTTGTATTCTGTGCAGCGGCAAACTCATCACGGAGCTGTTTGATTTCATTCTTGTGTTCATCTTTTAGACGACGCAACTCGTCATTATGCACAGCTCGTTGCTTTTGTAACCCTTCTCTGTACTCTTCACTGGCCTTTCTAACAGCCTCTTTAACGTCCTGTTTGTTGGATAAGACACTTTCTCGGTACTCTTCTTTCACCTTTTTAAAATTTTCCTTTAACTCTTCTCTAATTCTTTTGACTTCTACTGCTACTTGTTTCTTTACCTCCTCTTCAAAGAGGGTCAGTACCTTGTCCATCTTACCCTTCTAAGAATCGTAGTTTTTAAATATGTGATCGATTGACACTTTATCTTCCCTGGCAGTCTTAATACGTTGACGTAACTCTGCAACCTTTCCGTCTGTATCAAGGTTTAGTTTTTTGCATTCCTCTATAAGCTGTTCCTTCTTCATACCACTCAAAGCTGGTTCTCTCTTTTTGGGTGGAGGTTTATGCTGAGCAATTAACTCACCGAAAATTTCATTCTTGGGATCTTTTACCAATGGTTCCAGTAAGTCACAGATTGGATTCAAGAACTTATTAGTGAAATAGTGATGATAGTCAATTGGAATGTTATTTTCTTCAATGAATATCGGGTCTTCAGCCTTCTCGAAAGCCTTTGCCTTTGGATCACCTGTTTTTACAAGGATATAGGGAACTCGATCTCCACTTTGTGGCTCGGACCCAGGCTTCCTCTCTCGCATCTTGTCCCTGACTTTTACATGAGGTAGATTAGGGTTTTTGTACGAATCACCAAGCTGCTGAGACAGTACAAGCTTTTCATTCGATACATCACCTTCAAGAAGATTGATGGCTCTTTCAAGAGCCAATTGTTTCGCTGGTTCTGGATCACTACTCCCCAGTACAACATCAAGTAATTCCTTGCAAACTTCTCTCACAAACTTTGTGTTATCTCTACGAACAACCTGGAGACCCTTGATATCAATATAGTCCATGTTCATGTTACCATCTTTACCTTTCGTCCACAGCTTCGCAGCGTATCGCTTTTTGCTGTAAAGGAAGTATGGGTGATACACCTTCTCGAGCTCCAAGTTATTTGGCTTCTTGAAGAGTGCACTACACTCTTCAGCTGCACGTTCACCAAGTTCCCAACTATACTCGATAGCTTCCATTCCTGTTCTCCCTCCAACATCAAATTCTACCATGACAGAATCGGTATCACCATATCGAACCTTTGCACCGGTGAAGTTTTTCTCGACATAGTTCTTTGTTTCTTCAATCATACTTCTACCCTTGTACGTGGTAGTAGAAGCGATGGGTACACAAGGTAGAATTCCCTTACCTGCTCCAGTGAAACCATATATAGAGTTCATCGAAATTTTATACGCCAACTGTTTACCATTATAGACTTCCTTCATAAATCCAGTTGCTGCAGCCATATCCTTTTTAGCCTGTTTTCGAAACTGTTTAAGCTCCAAAAGAATAGCTGGTAAAAGACTGGGTACATCTTGGGCAAATTTGTACGTACGGCCATTTAGTTCAAACTTTTCGTATGTAACGCCTTCGATGTTTCCATATCTTTTCTCGTCCATGACGAAAGTCGAATAACAGAGGTTATGTGCCATCATGATACTAGGATACAGTGCTTCGAAATCTAGTGCAGTGATAGGTGTATAATATGCACCACCTTGTGCTTCCAATACAGTAGCACCTTCATAAGGTTCGGGAGGCAAGGCACCATAACGAATAGTAGGAACCATAAATCCAAGTTCACGAGCTTTCTTTGTAAGCTGACTAAATACCTTAATCTGCTGTCCACGTTCAACCAGGAATGAAATCGGTACCCATGTAGCCTTAGCCATCTCAAGCAAATTCAAAAGTGTACAGAGCCTTTTTGTGAGTCTATGTGGAAGAAGTGTGTCCTTAATACAGTATTCAGCAACTTCACGAAGCTTGACCGGGTCTCCTTCCACAAATCGAGCAAACATCTCACGAGGTGGCATATCAATCTTTTGGTCACCGAGGTATAGTTTAGATACATTGTCCAACTTGTAACTATCGAGTTTATAACCCTTCTTCACTTCATGGAAGAGATCGAAAATGAAACGACCAGGCATCGGAAGAAGCTTGAGCATGTTGTCACCCAAGGCACTCGAAGAAAGACGCTTATAGACCATTTCAGAGTCATGATTTTTCAGTTTTCCTAGATTGAAGAAGGACGTTAAACACTTGTTTTTAGAAGCACGCTTATAAATATACTCAAGATCGAAACCAAAGATGTTCCATCCAGTCATAATATCAATGTCTTGCTTAATCATATAATTTCTGAATGCTTCTAACATTTCTCGTTCAGTGTCGTAACTCAAGATA